ACAAGCACGACAACCACTACACATCAAGCAGTTTCCATACGCATCAACATAGTTTTTACAACCTCTAAATCTTTCTTTGGGAAGCCAAATCTCACACTCACTACACTCATACTCCCAATCACCATTTTCATCTATCCGTTTTCTACGAACTAACATTTCATTATTATCTTCCATAATCAAAAAAAAAAAGGAGGGGGCTAAAAAAAATAAGACAGAATGTGATTAGTGTTTCTTCCTACCAAAATGGGAAAATGGTCGGAAAGCCCCCTCCAAAGTATAACACGAACAATCATAAATATAGTTTATAAAATCAAAAAATCCACTTCATCAAGATTACTATCTTCACTTTTTTTATCCTCAAGTCCGAGTTCTACAAACATAGATTCGTTGAAAACCATAAGGGACGGAAACTTCTTGAAGTAGGTCTGTGCTGACTGAACTGCGTCCTTACCTCTTGAGAGATGGAAATAAGACACCAGACGAAAGAACTTCGGTATGGTGATGTCCTTGTATTCCAAGTGTAGAGAAGTCATCAGAGAATCAAAATCTGATAGGTTTGCGACCATACCTGTCGTGAATGCCTTGAGTGAGATTTTACTTCCGTCTTGAGAGTATCGGATTTTCACTCCTTTTTCATTCACAAACTCACGAACTGAATCCCACATCATAGTTTGGAACTTGGGAAGTTTTCCCCCTCTATGTCTTTTATCTTTTTTCGTTGAGATGTATTCACGATATTCTGTTTCCAAGTTGGAAGACCACATCGTCAAAATCTCATATGGGTCAGTTGTTATATCTTTCATAGCATTATAAATCCAATGCGTGGGATTCTCCTCCAAGAAATCACAAAGACCGAAATAGAACGAATCCTTGATACTTTGATTTTTGTATTTGTTGAAGTGAGGTAAAACCTCCATTAGTAGTTCTTGTGTGAAGGACAATTCTGCCGCCTCAAAAGGTGCTGTGTTATAACCCATTTTATATTTGTTTTTGTTTTTTTATTTGTTCCATCGTCCAAGCGACCTTCTCTTGGTCGGTCATTTTCCTTGAAGTAGGTTTATTTTGATTTTGTTTCATTTTATCTAATCCGTCCCAATTGAATACTTTGTCTTGAAGATAATATTGAAGATGTTTCTTTGTCTTTCTTGACCTTGATAAATATAAGAAATATAAATCTACAGAATCAAACGCAACTTTCCGTTCTGTTGTATTTAGTTCAGTCCATCGTTGGTATGTGTAATCCAACCTATCGTTCTTGTCTTTGTATTTTTCAACAAGTTCAAGAAATGATTTAGGGTAAAGTGGGTGAGTGGGAGCACACTCACTAACTACTATCTTATCTTCTATCTTATAATCTATCTTATATGTGGAAACTATTTCCTCCCCTGTGGAAACTATTTCCTCCCCTGTGGAAACTATTTCCTCCCCTATGGAAACTATTTCCTCCCCTATGGAAATATTTTCCTGTGGGGGGTGGAAGTTATTTCCACCCTGTTTTTCTGTTGGTTCTTCTAAATCACAGACATCAACAGAAATGTTTTCAAGTATAGGAATTTTTATAACTTGAATGAATCTTCTTGTTGGTGTGATGTGCGTTTTAATAAATCCCTTCTCAACGAGTAAGTTGATTTTGGTTCGTATAGTTCGGTCAGAGGTCTCAATAACCTTACCCGCATACTGATTGGAAAAACAGATAGTTTTCTTACTATCGTGTAATCCTACAATCCACGACATTAGTAAGCGTTCAATAGTATCCAACCCTTGATAGGGTCTGTATTTTATAAAGAACTCACCCATTAGTCCTCTATTTCAATATCCGCCCAACGGGCGTTAGGAGCCATAGGATTCTTCATACCCGCCCAAATCTTACTAATGTTAGAGCGTTGAACTTTATATTTTTTTGCTATTTCTTCGTGAGTGTAGAGTTTCTTTTGATTCTCATCACGAGTATTTAGTAAGATTTTAATTCGTCTTACTTGTGTTGGTGAAAGTTTTTGTCTTCCCATTTTTGTTTCGTATTATTAGATAATGTCCCCGAAGGACAATAATAAATATAATACAAAACGAAAAAAGTCAAATACTATTTTTTCTTTTTTTCTTGGAATGGTTGTCTCATCAACTTACGAGATTGTTCTGCGTGGTCTCTGCAGATGTTTCCTCTATCGGTAATGGAAGAAACTGCGTTTGTGAGAAGACGACCACCTCTACACCGAGATACATATCCCTCAAGTGATTCCCCTCTACGATATTCTGGCAAATACTCATTCATAATAAACTCAATACCAGCAGTGATTATTCCACGAATATCTCATTCTACTACCAAGAACTAAACCACCCGCACGCATCTTCTCTCGTGGGTCTGCGGGTTGAAGTCCGTTGGAAACCATATAGGTATAAAATGGAAAGTAGAGGTTTTGATTCCAATATAGGTAATCGTTTGCTCTTTGTGAGTAGTAGGACGCTAAATCCTCCATCTGATTTTTCAAGGTTCTCCAAACAGACAAATCTACAGGGTTTCCAAATTCGCTATTTTCTTGTTGGATGCCACGATTTGCATATTTTGCTAATAGATTGTTCGTGAGATAAACCCCCGTCCAATATAACGCTACATTCTGTAGATAATCGTCTAATACGATTTTCCAATCTGCGTATTGAGGAAGGTTGATGTCCCCTGTGGTAATCAACCTATTCATCTCTGCAAACATTCGGTCTCCAATCAAATCCATCACATTTATTAGGTGTGCTTGGTTTAGTGCGGGTTTGATGTTTCCCGATAAAAGGGAATATTCAACAGGGAGATTTTCCCTTACATAACTTTCGTCAATATAATATACATACGCCATTACTCAAAATCAGGTATTACAAGTTTGTTTATAATCTTTACGGGACGACCATACTTAAGAGCTAATAATCCCTCAAGAGCCATATTCACTTTTTTCAATCCTGGTTTGATTACCATCTCCATCATATGTTTCGTAGCAACTATCAACTCCTGTGAGTTTTGTGAGAATGGATTACTTGAGAAAGTGCTTATGCCGAGGAGTAAGGGGCTACTAATTTGGTTCGCTGTGAGGATACTCTGAATACACATCTGAAGAACCTCCGTGTAGAAACTATCGTTCCCCGTGTTGGAGATTGTCTGTATCTCTGGTCTTCCTTCAGGTGTATCACTAAATGCGAGCATTACCTTCTGACCTGTCTTACCTTGATAAGACCTCAATAACTCATCATAGACGAGTTCTTTTTCCTCTGGTGTAGGAGAACCTATAAGAGAGACAAAAAGGTTCGGCATAAGTGATGTGGCGATGTTCCTTTTATGCCAGTCAAAAATCTCTGCTTCAAGAACTGCGGCATTCACTCCACTTTGGTATGGGGTGATTGGGTAGTGTTCGTTGTCGGAGGGTGAGTATTGTTTCCAATAGTAGATTTGACGAGCTTCTCCTCGTCTGTCTAAATCTAATCCGTGAAACTTTGTAATCCTTTTGTTTGACTGATTTGGGATTTGCCACAAAGTGGAATAGTAGAACCAATCCATCTCTCGGTCGTGTGCGTCATAGTCCTTCTTACCGACACGAACATTTTGGAATGGTAAATGGTAGATACTCTCTACCCCACTAAAATCACGATTGGGAATGGTCTCACACGCCCACCCACCAAAAATCCAAAAGTCATATACCAACTTATAATATAACTCACTTAAAGTTTCGTATTTATTTACCATAACATTACCGAGACCTTCAATCTCTACACCATCACCAAAACTCATATTGACCTTTGAGTCAATACAAACGGAAAGGACTGGTGAGTTCTCTTTCACTTGAAGAAGAAATTGTGGGTAGTCGTTATTCACATTCCCCCACATTATCCACGGCTTATTTTTTACTTCAACCTCCATATTCTCCCTTACATCAAGTCGGTTGATGCGGTAATCTATTGTGAAGGATTTTAGATTTAGATTTGATTCAGGATTATTCATATAATATAAATAGTTGTTTTTGTTATGTAGTTGTAGTGTTTGATGTTCCGTCAGGGTTTAGACGGATAAACCTATTATATGGTTGTCCTTGAATGATTGTAAATTGATTACCAATTAGAACCTTATTGTTTCCATCAACATAGAAGTTTCTAGCACCATTACTTCCAACACCCGCAAATTGAGTTTGTTGTTGGTTCGTCCAAGTTGTATCTATATCACCAGTTGCTAAACTCAACCTTCTCGGGAATAGTTGAGGTTGAGTTCCCATAAGGTATAACCAACCATTTATTTCATCAAGATAGATAGTTGATGGTGCGGTATTATATGTTCCTTGATTAGCACCCCAAGTAAGAAGTGGAACGGCATTACCTGAACTATCAACCTTGAATACTGGACTTGAAATAGTAGTTCCGTTGAATGTATTGGAGAGAGTGCTTGCGACAATATAAAAATTACCCGAACTATCCATTCTTATATCCCTAACTTGTGTAGAACAACCAGAACCAAATAAAGCAGTTTTAGCACCTGTTGTATGGTTTATTTCAACAATTCTATTTTGTGAGACACCTTGATATGTTGTAAAATTACCTACCGCTACATAGTTTCCTGTAATACCTTCTATGACCTGATTTATAGTGCTGTTGAAGTTAGTAGCACTATTCCAATAGGTATTATCCACAGACCAGTCGCTATTGAACTTTATTATTCGTTGATAAGGTTGTCCTGAATAAGTTGTAAAACTACCAAATACGACTATTTGTCCTGTCTGTGTTGGAACAAATCCGAAAATAGATTGGTTGAATGTTGTTCCTGTGAAACCTGCAACATTACCCGTATTCTTATCAATCCTGACGATGTAGTTTGCTCCCGATTGTCCGTAATCAAGGAATGTTCCCCCTAATACAATAGTATCATCAGAAGAATCAAAATACAAATCATAAACTATCTGTGTGCTTATTGGTTTTTCACCAACAAAGTTAGTATCAAAATTACCATTACTATCGGTTTTTACAATACCAGGGCTCAAGTATCCATCGTAGGAATTGAATGCTCCTGTAAAGTAATAAGAATTAGGTTGAAAACCAACACCATCATAAATAGTATAAACTTGTCCGTCAAATCCACCACCCAAGTTCCAATTTTGAGGATTGGTCGCAGATGGTGTCGGTGTGAATGTTGGAGTAATTGATGGTGTTGGTGTGTTGGTCAAAGTAGGTGTAGGCGTCTGTGTGGGAGTAGGAGTTTGAGTTGGTGTTTCGGTCGGGGTTTGTGTCGGTGTTCCTGTCGGTGTGGTCGTTGGACTCATCGTTGGAGTCATCGTTGGTGTCGCACTGGCAGTCGGAGTGGGTGAAACCACACCCCCACTATCAGAATAATAAATCACATTATCGGCTGTATTTCCTGTATTACCTGAATAATATTCTTCCGTCTTATCCCAAAACGAGAATGCGAGTGAGTTCAACACACGAACCGCATTATTAGGATTTAGGTTAGAGGGTGAGGATTGTTCGTAGATACTCAACCAAAACTGATTCAAGTTTGGTAAATAGATATTTACGACACTTGTTCCCGTAGGAGTTAGATTCTCTGGTAAAGTAGGGATTGTTGAGAACTCAAATACTTTGTATTTACCCGCATATTGAGAGGGGTATGTAGCAGTAATATCACGGGGAATAAAGTTCTTTATATTCATTCCCTGTGAGTTCTGAAGATTCCATAAAAAGGTGGGTGTTGTTCCCGTCGCTGACGACACATCAACGAAAATCTTATTCAGAGCATTTTGTTCTATGTAAATCATATGACTATAAATACTTTAGGATTATCGTGGGGGGTATAAATTAGGTGCTGGTTTGGATGCGACTGAAACACCCAAACTACCAAATGTAGAGAAATTGCTGGAACTGAACCAATTTATACCATCATAAGAATATGCTCCAGCAGGGCTGTTTGTGGAACCTGATAGATTTTTATATCCAATTGCAACCCATAAACTTCCATTCCAAGCAATACCATCTACTTCCGCATTTGTTGAACCACTTGTAATGAAAATAGAGTTCCCATTAGTAGAAGCAGACCAAGTAATACCATCAGTAGAATATGCTAATGTGTTTGTTCCTTGACCTCCAGCAACCCATAAACTTCCGTTCCAAACCACAGGTTTTACTAATAATGAAAAAATACTATTACCATTTGTAGAAGCACTCCAAGTAATACCATCATAAGAATATGCTAATCTGTTAGTCCCATTTCCACCAGCAACCCATAAACTTCCATTCCAAGCAACACCACGACCAGAGTTAGTAAAAATACTATTACCATTAGTAGAAGCACTCCAAGTAATACCATCATAAGAATATGCTAATCTGTTTGTTCCTGAACCTCCAGCAACCCAAATAGAACCATTCCAAGCAACACAAAGACCAGAGTTAGTAAAAATACTATTCCCGTTGGTAGAAGCAGACCAAGTTATACCATCTGTAGAGTATGCTAATGTGTTTGTTCCTTGACCTCCAGCAACCCAAATAGAACCATTCCAAGCAACACAAAGACCAGAGTTAGTAAAAATACTATTCCCGTTGGTAGAACCACTCCAAGTTATACCATCAGTAGAATATGCTAATCTATTTGTCCCTGAACCACCAGCAACCCATAAACTTCCGTTCCAACCTATCGCAAGACCTGCTGATGTAAAAATACTACTACCATTTGTGGAAGCACTCCAAGTAATACCATCGGTAGAGTATAACAAGGGATTTGTTGGTGTAGCAGCAGCAACCCATAAAGGAGATATTGGTATATCAAAAATAACAGGAGGCACCCACCCACCAAAGTTATATTGAGGGTCGTTGTTTATGAACTGCTCCTCAAGTGATTTAGATAATCTGTTGTCTGCCATTTAGATTGATTTCATTTAGTTCCAAACAACACCTAATAAAGTTATTGCTTGAGTTGAGTTAGAATGAGTTGTAGTTATAGTTCTATTTCCTGATGAACTTGTAATAAACGAAGCACCTGATATGCGTGTTCCTGCGGGAGAACCAATATCACTATCATAATCCTCTGTAGCATTAGTCCAAGTCATACTTGTTCCTTGAGTTCCGTTTGTTTGAGCGCATACACCCAAGTTATTTGAGGTCAAACCTGTTAGGGTTATAGATAATCCTGTTCCACTATTAGCACCGGATTTCTGAACTTGGATTGGTGTATCACTAATATTATTCTGTATTCTCCATACACCAATTCCTATACGGGTTTGATTGGCAGGATATGTTATTGAAATATTTGCGGTGGTGCCACCAGTTATTCTCGCATACGCTATAATAGTTGATATGTAAGGAGAAGTTCCAGCATAACTATCACCGGCAATTGTAGCACTAACTCCTCCAATCGTTATAGTTGGGGTTTGTATCAGGGCAGTTAGTCTTTCGGTTTGGAATGCTACAACAATCAAACCAGGCCCACCTATGTTTGTGCTCGGGAATGAATAAGTTGCTAAAGAACTATTATTAGAACTACTTGTAATATAAGTCAAACTTTTCACTGCGGGACTTTGAGTTGGAGTAGGAGTTGGAGTTGGAGTAGATGTATTTGTTGGAGTAAATGTCGGAGAACTCGTAATCGTTGGAGTAGGAGTTGAAGTTGAAGTGATAGTCGGAGTCGGTGTCGGTGTTCTCGTTTGTGTAGGTGTGGGTGTGGGAGAAACAGGTATAGGGGTCTGAAATACTATTTCAGGAACATAACCCCCATAGTTATACACATACTCCCCTTGAAAGTATGTCCTATCTAAAGCTTGTTGTTTAGGATTGTAGCTCATTCACTAATCGTGTATTCAGGTCGTCTATGAGTTTATTTACATCAATATCTCCACACTCACCCACTTCATACTCTCTTGTAAAAAGTGGTATATTGTCTCGGTAGAAATCTACTATTATAAATAGTTTGGAAGTAGTAAAATCTAAACGGAGTTCTTTTTGTCTGTATTCATTACAATACACAAAAAGATTGTCTTTACGGATTTTCATATCTTTTTTTACTTCCAACATAAGGCTAAAAAAAAAGGGGGGTTTAATCCCCCCTTTGTAAAGTATAATCGGTTATTATTCTCTATCAAGAGTGATGTTTGAGTTCGCAGTCAGCCAAGCGTTCAGAGTAGTAGAAACATTCATTTCTGGAACACTTATGGTAGAGTTAGAAGTCAAAGTCAGCGTGTATAATTGTGAATCTCCCGGAAGACTACCTGATGCGATAGTAGAAGATTCAATAAAACAACCACCAGGAGCAACGAAGAAATACCTTCCTGTCTTCAGTTTCACAATAAAGTAGGACTCCGTGTTCTGAACGATTTGTTGGTAAAGGTTAGTTGCGTCCTGATTTAGACCAGGAATGGTGAAGATTAGTTGTGTGTTGTAGGTAAATCCAAGCGACTCCAAATTGATTGAAGTGCTTTCATTCAACGCAGCAGACGAGTTCCTTACGATGTCTATCTTTCTGAACTCTTGTCCCGATGTTGAAGCGGTCATACCTATAACCTCACCTGTTCCTGAAAAGGATACACTCTCTAAAGAACAGGTCGTTCCTGTTCCTGGAGTTAGCACCCAAATACCATCAAGGCCTGGGACATTATTTACGCACGAGCTCAATTCAAGCCCGTTAGTGATGCAGCAGTTATAGCTCATTTCTTTTTATTTTTTACTTTCGTTTATTTTATTAGGAAGCATATACTACTTGATTTCCAAATGCGACTGCACTACCCAATTTCATAGCGAGCTTCAATCTCACCTGTTGGAAGTCATTAGACCACCAACTCACGGGACTTGTAATGTCCGATAAGAGGTCTGTTCCGTAAAGTAAGTTTTCAGGATTAGTCAATACCATATGACCTGCTGCGATTTCAGTAGAAATAGCGATTACATTTGTGAATGGAATTTGGATTGCCATCTGTCCGTTTGCCAAAGTGATTGGGTCAAAGTGAAATAGATTTTGGTTTCGTAGCCCGAGCTGTAAAGCCTGAAAATCTGAATGCGTAAGAGCCATAATCGTAGTGACTGGTTTCAGTGCGTTTGGAAGTGAGGTAATGTATGCGTCTGTGATTGCAACAGAATTTGAAGCTGTCAATGCAGTATATCCGACATTTACAACATCACCTGAAATAGCCACACTCTCAAGTTGCTCCAATACACCACTACAACCTTCAACAGCCGTAGTTGAGTTCCAGAATCTTCTTGAAGCATATACATTAGCCTTCTTTGAGATGTCGTTTGCGAAAGCCTCCTCAACACCAGCACCCGCAGATTCGTTGTATGAACCTGGTGCTAATCTGATAGACATAATCGTTCTATCCAAGTCCGCAGGACACCAAGATTTTTCAATATTATACTGACATACACGAAGTTCAACTTCGGACATCACTATTGTCCCACCAGTAAAGGAGCATCCGTTGCCTGGGGTTGCGATTGTATCAATATCACCAGTCTCAAAGACGGGAACTAATTCACCAAATTTAATATTTGGCATTACTTTATAGAACTGCGCCTCGGTTGTATCCATAACGATACGATGGAGTAATTCGTCTGCGTTTGCATTTAGATAATCCGCCATTGCGGTAGTATCAAAATCAAATGCGAAGTTTTTTAGATTTCTCATTTTATTAGTTTTTTTTTGTTATTTTATTTTCTCATTCTCTGTTTCCACTCTTTCAATACTTCGTATCTGTGGTCTGTTGAGAATGCGTTTGTTATTAGTTTATCCTCCTTTAGTGGAGTGTAAGCAGAGGACTTCTTAAAAGCCTCGTAATCTTTCTTGAGTTCAGTAATCTCTTGGGATTGCTTCTCAAATGCGAATAACACATCGTGAATAGCAGCTTTCAACTCCTGTATTTTAGCAGATTCCATCATATCTTTCTGGTCTTTAGTTTCTACATCAACTTCAATAACAGGTGTTTCTTCCGACTCACCCTCTCTGATTTCAACTAACATACCTTCTTC